TCTATGCCAACGACTGGTCAGCTCTGCAAGGACTTGATCCAGCCGGTGGCGGACGCAACATTGATGCAGGCTCGTTGTACATCCAGTTCAACAGCTCGCCAGAAGAAGTAGCAAGTCCAGCTCCGTTTGCCAACGAATACAACAACACCATGACATTCCAGGTGTTTGAACGGCTTGAAGCAGGCCCAACTCGAGCTTCTGGTGTCAATACTAGTCCAACATTTACCTCTGGTAGCACATTTACTATCCAGGCCAGCGTGGCCAACAGTGCTTCGCTGACTCCTACAATTCCTGCTATTGCCACTGTGAACGGAACAACTGCTGCTGATTTTGCAGCCGCAGTCAGTGCTGCTGCTGTGCCCAACGTCAGTGCACAAGTAAACAGCGATGGCAGCATCACACTTGTGCATGCTCAAGGCGGTGTAATTATTGTCAACAACACCAGTACAGGTGGTGTTAACCCACTTAGCGATGCTGGTTTTACCTCAGTTGACGGCGCAGACACAATTCGTGCAGGCACTGGTGAATACACCGGTGCACTGATTATTTCTAACTGGGTACAACTAGAGTACACAGCCAGCAACACCGGACCTGATCAAAACCCAGCCAACGGACGTCTCTGGTACTACAGTGCTGTTAACCAAGTTGACATCATGATTCAAAGCGGCAGTGGTTGGCAAGGTTATCGCAACGTCAGCTTGGATGTTCGCGGATTTAATCTAACGCAAACTGATTCTAGTGGTCCACAAATCTCACCCACAGAACCACTCACACAGAGTGATGGTACTGATTTAGTTTACGGTGACCTTTGGATCGACACTGCCAATCTAGAACTATATCCTGTGATCAAACGCTGGGACCAAGTTGACGGCATTGACCAGTGGGTGACCTTGGACAATACTGATCAAACCACCAGCAATGGCGTTTTGTTTGCAGATGCACGTTGGGCACCAAATGGCACAACTGATCCAATCACAGACAATATTCCAACGATTCAGAGTCTGTTGACATCCAACTATTTGGATTTGGATGCACCGGATCCAAGCCTGTATCCAACTGGCATGTTGTTGTTCAACACACGCCGCAGCGGCTACAACGTCAAGAGTTTCCAGGACAATTACTTTAACCCACAGAACCCTAACATCACTGTGTCAGGTTACGAAAGTGGCGTTAACTATGTGGTCGGCAACAAGGTACTGTACAACGGCATCATCTACGTGGCCATTGCGAACTCAATTGGGGAAGCACCATCAGATCCCACATACTGGAGTGTGTTGGAAACCAATGCCTGGGTAACTGCATCTGGCAACCGTAATAACGGTAGCCCGTACATGGGACGCTTGGCTGTGCGACAGTTGGTTGTGGCTGCTATGAAGCGCACAATTGACACTTCTGACACCCTGAGAGAAGAACAGCTGAACTTTAACTTGATCGCCACACCAGGATATCCAGAACTGATCATCAACATGATTGCCCTGAACAACGAACGCAACAACACAGCTTTTGTAGTGGGTGATACTCCAATGCGCTTGCCACCAGATGGCAACGACATTGTGGCCTGGGCCACAGACTCAGGCGGTCTTGGATTCCCTTCGGGCGACGGCTTGTCAACATCCAACGCATATCTGGGCGTGTTCTACCCCAGCTGCCAGACCACTGACTTGTCAGGCAGTGCTGTGGTACAACCTCCAAGTCACATGATGCTGCGCACAATTGTGCGTAACGATGAAGTGGCATTCCCGTGGTTAGCACCAGCTGGTGTTCGCAGAGGCGTGATTGACAATGCATCCTTGATTGGTTATATCAATGCTGCAACTGGTGAGTTTGAAACCATTGCAACTGGACAAGGTCTACGTGACGTGTTGTACATCAACAAGATCAACCCAATCACGTTTATCCCAGGTGTGGGTATCACCAACTACGGCAACAAGACCGAAGCCAGCGTACCTAGTGCGCTGGATCGTATCAACGTGGCACGACTGGTTGCTTACATTCGCGGACGCCTGCAAGAAATTGCCAAGACATTTGTGTTTGAGCCCAACGATGAGATCACACGCAACGAACTGGCCAATGCAATTGACGGACTGTTCCAGGACATCCAATCCAAACGCGGCCTGTACGATTACACCATTGTGTGTGACTTGAGCAACAACACACCAACCACTATCGACAGAAATGAATTGTATGTGGATATTGCAATTGAACCTGTCAAGGCAGTTGAATTCATCTACATTCCAGTGCGCATTGTCAACACTGGCGAACTTTCTGGAGGCGGCGGCGCTGCTTAAAAGAGAGCTATGAGGGCTAGTGATAGCCCTCATAAATAAAGGTACATAGGAGAATAATATGGCCGTTTCATCATTAACTAGGTTGACAGTGCCGCTTGCAAGCGATCAAAGTGCAAGCACCCAAGGGCTCTTGATGCCCAAACTCAAATATCGCTTTAGAGTGATGTTTGAAAACTTCGGCGTGTCCACCCCAAGAACAGAATTGACCAAGCAAGTCATCAGCTTTAATCGTCCTTCTGTGTCGTTTGAAGACATGGAGATTCCAATCTACAACAGTCGAATCTATTTGGCTGGCAAGTACTCGTGGGAAGAAACCAGTTGCGAAATCCGTGACGACGCAGGCGGCGAAGTTGCTCGTCTTGTGGGCGAACAGATCCAGAAACAGTTTGACTTCATGGAGCAGGCAAGTGCTGCATCTGGCATTGACTACAAGTTTACAACCAAGTGTGAGATTCTTGACGGTGGCAACGGTACTTCTGCTCCCACTGTGCTAGAAACTTGGGAACTGTATGGTTGTTTCCTAAAGAGCGCCAACTACAACGAACTCAACTACAGTGAAAGTGCACCAGTGACCATCACCATGGGAATCAGATTTGATAACGCAATTCAAACTCCTATTGCTTCGGGCATTGGCGCCACAGTGGCAAGAACCGTGGGCGATGTGGCAACTGGCTCAGGTGGCGGCGCTTAATTAACTGTCCCGATGGCATTTGGACAAGACTTTTTAAACGGGTTCTTTGGGAACAATTATCTCAAAGACTATACCCATGCCAGCAAGACTTTTACCACGGCGGGCTACGACAACTCGCCAAGGTACAAGTTTTTATTTCATGTATTTTTCAATATAAACACCAGTCAGTTGCCTAGACTACAGAACAATCTGTTGTACTCCACTGGTGAACAGTCCACTATCGGAGTGCTGGTAAAAAATATTGAACTTCCCAAGTTCCGTATTGACACCGAGGTCATGAATCAGTACAATCGAAAGCGTGTGATTCAAAAGAAAATTGAATACCAGCCAATTCGTTGCAGCCTTCATGATGACGGTGGCGACTTGATTCGAGGCCTTTGGTACAACTACTATGCGTATCACTACAAAGATCCTGTAAATCCTTATAAAACTATTACTTCTCAAAACGGCAGCATAGGTGAAATTCAGACTCAGCCCACTGGGTCGGATTACAACATTCGAGATATCTATGCCACTACTCGCAACAACAACGACTGGGGCTATATTGGTGAGAGCTATACTGATGCCACCACTGCAGAAGGTGGCAAGCCAACATTTTTTAGAGATATTTCCATATACGGATTCAACCAGCACAAGTTTGTTGAGTATGTGTTGATCAATCCCTTGATATCAGAATGGAACCATGACACCTATGACTACTCTCAGGACGGCGGCGTCATGGAAAACACTGTGGTCATCAACTACGAAACAGTCAAGTACTACACAGGTGCCATTGGCGGCGGCAGACCATCCACTGTGGTGCAAGGTTTTGCAGATCCAGCCAACTATGATCTAGAGTCCAGCCCACTGTCAAGACCTGGTGGTACTCGCAGCGTTGTTGGCCAAGGTGGTTTGTTGGATGCTGGCCAAGGTATTATACAAGATCTCAGCACTGGCAGCATGGACCCCATTGGTGCCATGCAAAAAGCTGGTACTTTGTACGGAACATTTAGAGGCAACGATCTACGTGCAGTGATCAAGGAAGAAGCCATCAGCGGGCTAAGTGGTGCGTTACGCAGCACAGCTTCAGGTCAGAATCGTGCACAGCCCGGGGCCAGCCAGCCCACAACACAAAACCAAGCTCCGTCATTTAATACTCCCCCGGCTCGTCGTCCCTACAACAACTCAGCCAACAGCTAAATAGTTGCATGGCAACAACAATCAACTCTATCAATAGGTCAGTTGACCTCACAGTCAGAATTTTTGATGACTTTGACAATTTTGCACTGGAAGTACCGGTCAACGAGTGGGACTTGGTCTTGAGCTTTTTTGAAAAAGTTTTTGGTGTTGGCGAAGCTGCCACAGCATTTGCCACCAACTTGTTTAGAGTCTCAAGTGAGAGTGGTACCAATGTGCAAATCTTGCTGGATGAAATGGATGGGCTAGATCGTATCAAGGTCACTGCAACCTTGGCCTACTACATCAACAGCTTTAGAAGCCCCAGTACACTGCTGGGCATTAATTCTGCAGTGACACCCACTGTGTGGGCAGCAAGAAACATACTGCCATGAGCAACTATGCACAAGGGGTGTTCACACCACTAAACAGCAAAAAGTATGTGGGCAAGGGCCAGCCCCGCTATCGTTCAGGCTGGGAGTTTAGTTTTTTTCAGTTCTGCGACAACAACGAAGCTGTGACAGAGTGGGCTAGTGAAGCCATTGTGATCAAGTACATGCACCCGTTCACTGGCAAAGTAACCAACTACATACCGGATGTGTTCATGCGATACCGCACCAAAAACAACAAAATCTGTACTGAACTGGTAGAAATCAAACCACGCAAGCAGAGCATGATTGAAGGCAAGATGAGTGAACGGGATCGTATGGTGGTGGCCATAAACCACGCCAAGTGGGCCGCAGCGCGGGCCTGGTGCCAACGTGCCGGCATTGTGTTCCGAGTGCTCAACGAAGATCAAATGTTCCACAAAGGGTCAAAAAAGCGGTAAATACCGTATGACCCTGCCTATCAACCGCAACCTAGAAGAATTGTTTGACATTGGATCCTCTGAGGAGTCTGACGACCACAGTCTAACACAACCAATCATGGAAAATTTGCCCAGCCTGCCAGACACCATGCAGGCCCTGGACAAAATTGAATCTGCACTGCCAGCAGTGCGTGATCTAGAAGCCAGCGACACCGAAATTGACGAACTGGCCAAAAAAGCCACTGAAAGTTTTGATGACCTAATGAGTCTAGGTATGCAGGTGGATTCCAGGTACGCCAGTGAAATTTTTGCAGTGGCCGGCGCCATGCTGGGCCATGCCATCACTGCCAAGACAGCCAAGATCAACAAAAAACTCAAGATGATTGACCTGCAGTTGAAAAAAGCCAAACTGGATC